GTGCAATCAGCAGTTTGTAGCCTTTTGGCTCCGGCAACTGTGATGCAAAATTTTTAGTTTCTTCGTCAGGAAGAACCATTTCTTTCATAACTTCTTTTGCGAGCGTAGCCACTGTGACCTCTCGTTGAATTGTTGCGCCCCGAACGGGCGTTGCGTCCTGCTAAAAAGAATCTGTATTCAATTTATCTTCTATATCAATAACTTCACGTTCAGCCCAAGCCAACCCTTCGATGATGCCGCATACCTTACGATACTCTTCCATATCTTTAGCAGATCCCACAGCAAGATGATCAGCAAGTTCGTTCATTTGATCTCTTAATTTTTTTTTGAGTAACAACAATACGCTGTCACTCATCTGCATCCAGATCCTTTGCCATATCCTTTCCGAACTCCAATCCTCTAACGTGGGCGTCAAGCATCATTTCCTTACGCTCCTGTTCAAGTTCGGCCTCTTCAATCCTTTCTTTGCTGGCAATCTTCTCCCGCTCAATCTCAGCATCACTGAGAAGCTTCTGCTGTTCAAGCTGTAGATCCATGGCATCAGCCTGCTGTTTAGCGGCGAACCCCTGTGCCTCAGCCTGCTGTCTAGCAGCATCAACCTGTTGTTTAGCCGCAAGCTTCTGCTGTTCAAGCTGTAGCCTGCCCTGATCTGTCTGCGATCTGCGCTGTGCATCCATTTCGCGAATCTTGAGTTCACGCTCTTTCTGCTGGATGATCGGATCTTGCTGCATTTCAGCATTCTCTTCAGCCTTGGCCTGCGCCTGCTTCTTACCCATCATCTGATCTGCGGCATCTGCAATTGCAGTACTGAGGCGTTGCTCAATATCCTGCGGCAACGGTTGGTCTGATGGAGGTAGTTGTACGCCAAGCTCCTCTTCAACCTGCCGTCTGAATATAAACGCCAAGTGTTCTCTTACATGGGCATCAAGCGCACTGGAAACAGCCTGTCCGGCAGGACTGTTTTGAACTTCCTGCGCCATCTGCGGATCATTTTTAAGAACCATGTGGACACGCATATGAGCCTCATGATCCTGATATTCGTATGCTTTAACCGGAGACATTGTAAGAATATCCTGATTCTCACTAACCGGATCTTTAGCCATGGCACTGTCTTCGGAAGGCACAACCTCTTCGGCATTCGGAATACCTATGAGTTCCATCATCTGCCTGTGCAGAAGCGGCAAGTCATACATATTCGGTGCCTGAGCCGCTAATTGCAGGGCGGCTTGATATTGCATGATCCGTTGTGCCATAGTGGACGCATTGGGGTCCGAAACAGGCACAACATCAATACGGTCATCAAAATCTTCAACTTTAATACCCTCCGCTTCATCTGTTTCGTAGGGATATTCCGGCTCTGTAAAGTCGCGAATAATCCTAGCTAAGATCTTATATTCCTTCTTGAGACTCGCATGGATTCTCGCTTGAATCGCGGACTGCACTTTCATTGCCCGCTCCATAATTGCGAGCGTTGTACCGACAGGTGCCTCCTGATTCATGTCCGCTACTTTAAGATCCGCCATGGACGCGAACCGCCTACCCTCTTCAACCATATTGAGCAAGAGCTGATAAAGGACCGAAGAAGGTTCCTTATAAGGAAGGAAGGTGATGTTGTCACGTATGACCCCTCCCGGCACATCAACGTCTCTGAATTCTCCCGGCATAATCGGCGTATCATCGCCTTTGATTCTGAGTCCACGGGTCTTTAGTCCTCCCGGCAGATTGGAAAGTGTACCTGCATCTACAAGTTGCCTGAGCAAACTGGTAGCAGATTTAGCCAATCCGCCGATCATATGGATCAGCCCAAGATTATAGAATCCAATACCGGGAACATATCCATAGTGAACGAAATGCTCCCTTTTGATTCTGTGCGGATCTGATTCATCCCAGTTACGATATACAGACAGAATCGTGGAGGTTCCCTTATCGATAGTTACGACATAGGGGAGCGCAACCCCGTCCGGGTCCTCATATCCGGGAAGATCCAGATCAACATGCATCTCCAGAAGAGTGTGCCTCTCGTCATTATCCCAAGACGGCCTGACCCCTCCGATTTCATTCAGCTTATCGGTAACCGGACTATCTTCAACCTGAGAAGAGGCAAGGTCGACATCTACATAAAACCCGCTGACCTGAAGCTTTCTAACCTGATTATTGCTACGCTTCATTACATGGGTATAGCGTTCAGCCTGATCCAGTTCAGACTCATTGTATGCAACAACAAAGTCCTCAGCCGGAACAAACATTGAGGTGGGCCTGCCCAAGGAGGGATCAAAATAGATTTTTCTGAATGCAGAACCTGCTAAAGGAAGACTAAAGAGGAGCTTCTCCGTCTCTCCACGGTATTCAGTCATAATTTCCAGAAGCTGGAAGTTCATATAGTCCTGAACACGCCGCGCCTGTTTTTCTCTTTCGGGAGTTATCATACCCCAGACATGAGTCTTAACCGGACCCTTGGCTGGCATGACCTCCTGAATCGTTTGGCTTTGGAATCTGACTACGGCTTCGGAGAGCATGGGGTGGAATACGCCGCAGGCTCCAGCCCACGGAACGGTACGGTCTTCGATCTCCAGACCTAGCTGATCAAGACCTTCCTCGTATGTCTGCTCCCAGTCGCCCCGGCTGGACTTATCGGAATTAAACTTTGAGATAAGATCCAAGGCGACCGTGCGAAGTTCATCTTCATCTATGAACTCTGCAAGATTTGAATCGAATGCTGATTCTTCGGAACCAAGATCGGCCAGTGGATCGAAATCAATTTCGATTCCACCATCTGCCAGTTCGGTAATTAGAGACTCTCCGGGGAGTGTCTCCTGTTCCTCTTCAACGACAACAAGACCTCCCGGTCCCATATCGAAGTCGTCTTGGTTGAGTATTCCGTTGAGTGGCTTCTCTATAGCCATATGAATAAATCGTTCCCATTAGAAGAACCCGGACTGGGGGACAGTCTCCGCTAAGAAACACCCCCAGACCGGGCACCTATTCACCCCGCTAGGAGATTCCTGCCATTCCCTAAAAATAGTGGCTTAAACACTATTCTTTATAATGTGTATACATTACCAAGCAAGTCAATAGTAGTTTGCTTTCCTTATGGGCATCGGGTCATCCCAAGGAAAATCGGACGGCAGGGCTAGGAATCCTCCCTGACGGAACCTGAGCAGTGCCTGCGTAGAAGCATCGACAAGATCATCATGATCACCATTAGGAAATGCCGCAAACTGTTCGATAACCTCTTCGGCCCATCTCGTTGGAGGTGCCCACACATTCCCGCTGAAGAAAATATCTGCTACGGAGTTCACTCTGGCAATCTTATCCTTACCACGCCCCGGCGTATATTCGGATACGGGTATGCCCACTCTGCGTAATTCAAAGATCAGAGGAGTACCAGCCGCCTTCGCTTCCACGATAAATGCATCCGGATCATACTGTTTGTACAATTGATATGCCCGTGACTTCAAATCAGGAAACTCCAACCTCTCCTGAAACGCATCCAGCAGGATAATATTGGCATCACCATCCTCTCCGTAGAAAACACCCCATGTAGTGCAGGCACTGTAGTCGGCTGTCTCCTTTGCTAGAAATGCGGTATCCCAAGACTGGATCACGAACTCGCATACAGGAGGCTTCTTTGCATCCCACTCCTTCCACCACTCCCGTTTGATGATCGCGCCTTCTTCGGAAGAGGGGTCCTGCTGATACTGGGCACTCCACTTGCCTACCGGAAGCTCTGCTTTCAGTGCTTCAAGCTGCTCCAGTGGCCAGAATCCGGGCCACAAAGGCTTGCCGCTTGGAAGAATCGCGGGAAGTTCTATCACTTCCCACTCATCGGAACCGCCTCTTTCTATAGAGGACTTGATGATACTGCCCGTTAAATCCTTCTTCGACCAACGGGTCATGACCAGACAGATGGCTCCCCCCGGCTGCAACCTCTGCCGGGGACCCGAAGTGTACCATTCATAGGTGCGGTCGTATACGGTAGGATCATTCTGGGCGGCTTCCTGCTCGGAATGCGGATCATCCACGATCAGGATATCCGCACCCTTACCCGTTACGGCACCACCTACCCCGATAGCGAAGTAGTCGCCCTTGTGATTCGTATTCCAACGACCAGCCGCTTTCGAGTCCGTACTCAGGGATACATCGGGAAATATCTCCTGATAGTCTTTTGATCCTACAAGGTTACGAACCTTACGACCGAATCCCACAGCAAGTTCTGCGGTGTGTGCAGTCTGAATTACTTTACGATCTGGAAACTTACCGAGATACCAAGCCGGAAAAAGATGTGATGCGAATTCCGATTTTGTATGACGGGGGGGCATATTGATGATGAGACGTTTGAGATCGCCCTCCGCGATCCGATTGAACGCATCAGCCATAATACGATGGTGCCCGCCCTCAATGAATGCTGGCCAAACCATTTTTACAAACTCAAGAAAATCTCCTATACCAAGATTCCTGCTCTTGGTATTCCTCAATTCATCTAAAAGATCTGCAAAGTCTTTTCTATGAACGACAGGGAGACTTGTAATTTTTTTGAGATGTGTACTTATCGCCATAACATTCCCTGTTGAAGGATTCGTTACCCCACCAACAATCATCAACACCATGAGTAGCACAAGATGCAAGTGCCACCAAAAGGAGTAAGATTAATTTTTTTCTATTGGCCATAGTATATATATACTATACTAGATTCTATCTAGATTAGATTAATCTAGCTAGATAAAGTATACTCTAAATCATATAATCTATTTTACGGTTTAGTCTATGTCTCCACGAAAAAATAGACCTTCTGACGGTTCTTCCCAAGATTCCGTAAAAAATATTTTTGAGAGATACGAGATCTCGAAATCTGACAGACGAATGTTAAACCGTGCAGTAAAGTCATATATAGCCGGAAGAGCAAGAGTATCTAGAGAGTTTGGCAGAGAACGTGTCTACAGTACCTCAGAACTACAAAGAATGTATCCAGAATATTATTCCAAGTTTAGTAAAGGAAAGCTAAAATTTTCTGGTGATACAGCATCTGATATTATTGAAAAGCACTTAAAATCAAAAAAAATACCTATCAACGATAAGAGATGGTTTGAATTAGCTAGGTGTGTAATCGTGATAGGAGAGGATAAGGTCCTCAAAAATCATAATAGGATGTGCAAAACATAGCAGGTATGTAGGGACGAGCGACATCAATCTGGGGGGGGTCCCCCCCACTGGGGTCCAACATTTTCTTGGGACCTCTCAGCCACCCTCCGAAAGGCCCCTATCTAGGCCAAGCTGAGAAGACGCCACCTAGGGGCCTAGGTCCTGCAATTGGTAGCGATTGGTAGCGATTGGCACCTATTGGCAACAAATGTCACATTTGCCGAAATCCATAAGTCTATATCTGACAATGACTTAGGCCATCCATCCTAATATTAACAAGATCTTAACCCCTTGACGATATATCAGCCCCATATATAAGCTTTTATCGTAGTTTGTTGTTAGCGGTAATCGTCGGGCCGCAGGGGCAGAGACCTCTCCCGACTACAGAATCCGCAGGGGCAGGGGCCGCGACCGAGGGGAGGCCTTCTAGCCAGATCCGAATGGATCGTCCGCAACGATCATGATGTCCTAATCTGGACCGCATGCGCTGAAGCTACACGTAGTGTCCTAGCGGACTAGCACTCCGCTAGTCCGCACTTCATTTGCCATTAGGAGGGAAACCCATGGCAACTAAGACGAAAGACGGCCCTAAGAAGGTCGTCACGCTCTCGGGTACTGCTAAGAAGGTCCTTGCGGATCTAATTAACAGTGACCGAGAGGTCGCCAGTTTATCCACGAAAGCTACGAAGCTACGGCTAAAGCTTGAGGAAGCGGAAGCTGTTACGGGAGTGGCTATACGGGATCGAATCTTTCTAGGATGCAAACTCGCCAAGGTAATGGCGAGAGTGCCCAAGAAAGGCGATGTGCCCGCATTCCTAGACTCTGATGTCTTGGCCAGTGAATTCTGGTCTAGGTATCATGAGTCGATGGATACCGTAGGATATTCCTTTGCCAAATCTCAGATGAAGGTTCCGACTGAAAAGTCGCCGAAAGCTTCGAAAGAGAAATGGACGAAGTTGGTTGACGATGGACAGAAGCTGATGCGCAACTATGGTACGGTTGCACAGCAGTGTATAACTATCGTTATCGCAACTCCGAGTTTTGATTCTGGTCTGGCCTTCGTACAGAAACGGTTAGTTGACGTTGCTGACGCAGATTGGAGTAAAAACAACAAGGAAATCAGCGAGCAGTATTGGTCGCAATTGGAGGCCAGAAGTGAGCCTTTAATGAAGAGTCGCGCTAAGGTAGCCGACTTGAAATCAAAGGCAGACAAGGCCCAGAAAAACGTTGACAGCACTCTTTACAAACTCCTCAATCGTGGGTCTGGAGAGCTGAAGACGGAGAAACCTAGGAAGCCAAAAACGGTAACGCTTCCATACTTGAAGTCTAAGTAAGGTTTCACTGGCCTAGTCCGGTGGGCTAAGGCCCCTTGCTCGATCCAAGACCGGAGGGTACGGATCGGGCAGGGGCTGTGCCTTTGGACAGTTCTTATTCATTCTAATTGGAGGGAAGTATGTCGGTCTTTGAACCACATCCTCACCCGGAAAAGTTAGCGAAATCGGTTAGTGCCTACCTTGAACCCAAGCACATAGCAATGATGGACCACATCCATCGGGAGTTTGGGATCAATAAAGGTGAGCAAGTGCAAGCCGTCTTCGACTTTTTCATTAATGAGGAATGGGAGTTGCACAAATGTCTGCTACAGCAGATAGAGATATCGGTAGACGAACATCAAGAGATGTTCAATGAGATATCCGCAGTAGTCTTCTCAAAGGAAATGGGAGGGAGGTAGGAGATTGGGGGGATGCTGGCTTAGGCCAGTGTCCTCCCTTTTTTTTGTACCTGTTATACCTGTGTTACAGGGACTAACCCCCCCCTTAGTGCTAGGTACGTGCGCCTCGCCGGGGAAACTCTCTCTCTTTTATCTCTAGGTACATGCGCCTCACTGGGGGACAGCCAGAAACCATTCTCATCACTGGCTCACGGGCGTGGGATCTCCCTCCCAGATTTATATCGGAACTTCCGATATAATCTTAGCCCCATGTTAGACCAGAACTCTCTCTATATAGACCTAGGTACATGCGCCCGTGCGTCTACGCGCTCGCTCAAGAGAGCCTCTATCTCAGTTTACTATGGGTATATCACGCCTCAGCACCAAAGAACATCTCCAACCTCTCATTGATCTCCTTCTCTATCTCCTCCTCTGACCTATGCTCGACTACAATCTTGGTGCCCTCATCGAATAGACCCGTGGTCTTGCCTAGCAATTCCATCGCACGAATCTGTGACGCATCACTCACGTTGGGATCTTCAGCTTTAGTCTTCAGCCTATCCACAAGCCATTCATTCGTAAGCTTTTCGTGGGCTACCATCACCGCCCTGTCCTCCTCCTTCAGTGCCTCGATGCGAGCCTTCACCTTAGGAACCTTCGCCACCTTGGATGCTGAATCCTTGATGGTCTTCTCTCTCTTTGTCTTGGGGTCGTAAGCCTTGCGATACGCATCAGCCAGTGTACTCCCCTCACTCACCAGAGTAGCGAACATCGCCTGTTTCTTAGTGAGTTCCGTGTACTGGGTGTCACCCATACCAATTCTCCCATGTGCGTGGTGTTTTCGTGGTCTTTGCGCGGTACCCTGCGTGGTACTCGCGTGGTACCAAGAAGGAAAGTACGACTAGGTGTACCCTACAGCCAATAATAATTACAACTGATTAAAATTATTATTTACATTAAATCCGCACCTCTACAACATGTACAACCTATTGACAAATCGTTAGATTTAGGTCGTAGTCGAAGTACGCACGGGGGGGCAGGCGAGGGGGTTGAGGGGGCTGTAAAAGGAGGACGGTTTATATCGGAACTTCCGATATAATTCTCTAACGAGTGGGGGGAAAATGAAACGGATCAGAGTCGAGAGGCCCAGAAGCACAGGGCTAGTCAGTGGGGGTAGGCATCCCGAATGGGTGATGGATATCGTGGGTGATGTGAGTGACGTACACATCCACGTTCCTAGCATCCGTAAGTGGGAGCGTTGCAAGTGTGGCGCATCCACTCAGGCGCATAGGCGCATGTTCTTCAAAGCCATGGGTGCTGACACCGCGCAAGAAGCGCAACGGTTGAGCAAGCATGTGCGTGGGTACACATCCGTGAGCAACGCACTCAAGGTCAGGCATCTGCCTGAGATGACGGGCGCATACACGTTGCGAGCGAGTGGAGGGAGAGTAGCAGTCTAACCAAATTTATATCGGAACTTCCGATATAATTCTCTAAC